GTTTTAGTTGGGATTGTGAATGAATAGTGTATATCCATTTCTTGATTTGTATAAATTGCAAGTGTACTATTTTTATATCTGCCACCAAGGTAACTACTTCTTGCTGCATTCTGTTCAAATTTCTCGTAGAATGCAGTTCTGTTTATACCCATGGGTATAGAGAACTTCTTGACTCCATTGCTCATTCCAACAGTTTGAATATCCAAATAATCAGTGAATGTTTTAAAGTCAACACCCATAATGTAACATTCATCATTTATGTAATTTCTATATGGTGAGAAGCAAATAGTATTATCATCAGTTCTATTGGTTTGTTGTTCCGCCATTTTACTAAGAATTGCAGTGAATCCAAACGTGGCAGCAGATGGAAATGCAGCATTCAGTGCGCCAGTAGCAACACGCTCAGCAACTTTTAAATCTTCTAAACTTTTTCTATCTATGGTTTCTGCCAATGAACGAACATCGCTTTGCCACTTTGGAATCCAAATTAATTTACCAGAAACAAATACTTGAGTTGACGATCCTTTGTTTACATATTCTATATTGGATACATCTAACCTCAATGCTTTATTTTTATTGTCCAGCGATTTTACTGCTTTATAAATCTGGTCGGAATTTGCTTGTCGTTCTGTTAATGCATAACGCATCGACTCAGGTATATTTGCAGTCTTGGTACCAACTCGATTATCTTTTATGACATCAACATCGGCACGTATTTTTATTTCATTATTATTATATGAGAGCACCTCATATTTCTTAATGACACCACCATTGTACTGAACAATATCCTCAGTTAGATTGCCATTGCGAACTTTATGTTCACTGTTAATCCAAGTACCAGTTACCTTTTCAACTGCTGCAACTTTAGCGTTACGTAATGCTGATTCAAACGTATCACCATAACCTGTAGTGATAACTTCCTCAGCATTACATAAACTCGCAACTAAGCAGAGTAGTAGTAACGAATGTTTCATTTTGCCAGTTCTTGAGACTGAGTCTTTACGGTATCTACACCTTTGTCTAACATCTTAGCAATTCCACTGAATCCAACAGTTGCTAGAACTAAACCAAAGATTGTTCCTAGAATAAATGCTTTCATATTAATTCCCCATCGCTACACGTAATTGACGTGCTGCATTCATAGATCGTTTATCAACTTGAACTGTAACAACAACATACTTTGTATCTGAAGAAACTTTACGTTCTAGAACATAGACACCCTTCAAGATACCATTAGATTCAACTGAGATCTTTTCAGTAATCTCTTCAGCGATATTTGCTGCACGTTGTTTGCTTGAAACATCATCTTCTGATACATTCTTTGATAGAGATTTAGTAATTGCATCAGTTGTTGTTTTAGATTTTAGATCTTGATTAATGAATTCAACGATATTTCGTTTTGCTCGCATATGAGCCACGTTCATACCTTGTTCAAGACCAGCATCAACACCGATAGGTACTGCTGAGGTTGCAGAAGATTTAAGAGATTCCCACTCACCCTTGTCGTTGAATGTAACTTCAACCTTACCAAAGTCTTGAGTAAACTTAACTGCTTCTGATGATGGCGCATCTAGTGCTACTTTTGTAGTACTACACGCAGATAAAGCCAGAACTGCTGCTACTAAAATCAATTTTTTCATAATATATTATTCCAATGTTAATGAATACACTACTGCATTCGGTTTATTATATGCTTCTATTACACGATCCCGCATATTAGGATCTGACAATTTTAAACCAAGTCGGCTTGATGACTTAGGATCAACTTGTTGTAAAACATTAGATTGAGTGTTCTTATCTAAGAGAACAATCGATCTATCTTCAACTGGAACTGCAGGGATTGGTGTGATTACAACTGGCGAATTGCTCGCCAACACAACGGATTTTGATTTGAGTTTTGCAAAGTCGTTATCGAACTTCGCCCACTCAGAATTAAAGTCAAGAGCCATTGCATTAGTTGCAACGAAACATAGTAATATCACAGGTTTCATAATAAATCCTCCATAGTATTATTATACTACAGATTTTGATTAAAGTCAAGTCATTTTTGATTTTATTTTTGCAATAATATCAGTTGCAGCTTTCATTCCTTCTTTCTCCATCATATCATCAAACAACTCTTCTCTTGCAAGTTGAATATTGTTTAATACAATCATGGCTTCTCGTTCGTCCATAGAGTTGAGCATCATTTTGAACTCATCCTCTTCTAAACTTAGAAGGAATAAAATAAAGTCTCTGTCTTCGTCTTCAAGATGTCGCACTTTCTTTGGCTTTCTTCTCTAATGGAGGAATGAACCCAGCATCAGTTACCAATTTTCGTGTGATCTTTGGATATTTCTTATGTAGTGTCTGGTCTTTAATTGCAATCAAGACTTCTGCTTCACTTGGATGACAACCCTCAAGCATAGAGATAAACAATCCCTCACGCTTCAGTGGTGACAAATCTGCTCGGCAGAAAACATACAACCTGCGCATTTCGCTGAACATATTTGTTGGTGTCATACCCAACGGCTCATCTGCAGGTTTAAATGGTGGTGTACCTTCAGGAAGAATCATTTTCTTTGAAGGGTCGAATGCATATTCAAAAATCAATTTCAATACAGCATCACCTTTAAAAATCTCAATTGCTTTAGGATCATCATTGATCTGTTTGAGCATTTCAGTTACATACTTACGCATATTAAAAGTCCTCTAGTTCATCTAACAATAAACGACATTTGTGGTCGATAAGATATTGCATAATCGCCATCTTATCACCTGTCGGTTTAGTATTTAGGTATGAATCAATAATAGTTTTGGAAACATCCTCTGGGATAAAATCAAAATCAACCAGAGTTGCATTACGGTGCCAGTTGCGACGTTCTTCATCATTCTTACAAGCAATGAAACCATTAGCAAAGAATTCTTGCAGACGCTTTGCGCTCATAGGTTTCTGACGTTCGCCAATCATGAACACATCATCTTTACTTAGAATGTTTGGCACTCCATCACCAGTATCACCCTTAACAATATGTTCAATCTTATGTTCAATGATTTCCTGTTTAGATGCCGTGACATATTTCTTCTGCATTGGAGACCACTGTTTAACATTAGGGTAAAGTTGTAGCTGTTTAAAATCCTTATCAGAAGATAGAATTAGAACTTTCTGTGATTCTTCAACTAGACCTGTTTGAATCAATTCATTATCCTGAACATACTTGGTCATTACTGCAATTATATCATCTGCTTCGGCTCGATCGATATGAAGAACCTTATACGGAAAGTGTTTTGCAAGATCTACACGCATCTCTGATAAAGTGTCAAAGATTAGACCCCAGTCAAGATCAGATTTCTCTCGATTGCTTTTACGCATACCTTTGTAGTACTCAAAGAATTCTTTGCGCCAGTACTTACGCCCATCACAACAGATAACAAGGTCACCATATTCTTTGCCATACTTTTTCTTGTAAGACTTGATTGTGGATAGAGTTACATGACGAATGAGATTCTTAACCTCAGACTCAGTACCTTTCAACTCACGTTGGAATGTCAAAATGGCAGCAAGGGCAACCTGTGAATAATCAATTAGAATCATTATGTGTTCTCGGGTCAGTTACAGATAAAAATATAGCATTACAATATCTACCATTGCCAGATAGTTTCTGATCAAATTTAGATTTAATTTCTTTTGCTTCGTGCATCGTAGAAGATAGAATTACCACAGTTCTATTATGTTTTGGTTCAATGGTAGCTTCTTTTTTTGAGTTACATGAATATACTACTAGTTCACCACCCTCAAATTGTTTTGGTTCAGTAAAAAAGTAATTCAACACCGTAAAGAAAAACGCATCTCTATGTGGTTTATAATATTGAGAATTTTCATAATATGAAAGAAGATGTGATCTACTACTACATTCAAATAAACTTTTAAACATTGTATTATACTCTAAAAGTTTATCTTTAAATTCTTGACTAGTGGTTTGAGTCATACCATGACTTATCAACGCAGAATGTTTCCAATTTATAAAAACTGTCTCAAGGAATACACCATTTTTTGATGTTAAAAATTTACCATTTGTTTCATGAGCAGCACCTAGATTTCGTTCATCTAACATTACAGATGGTTTTGTTAGCCAAGTCAACTCAATCATAATTTCTTTAAGTTGATCTTCAGTATAGAAGTTATCAATAACAACTGCATCTATACCATCTGCGATATAATTAAATTCCATTAAAATGCACCAAGGATAATTGTTTCTTCATTAATACGACCATTCGGTTGAGATGGTTTAGTCTTAAGTGTTTTCAAAGCATTTGTTAGAGCACGTTTGCCCATAGCAAGTCCCTTAAAGAATTCTTCTGGTTTACGTAGCGTGAATGCTTTAGATTCTTTGATGTCAAAGCCAATAATAGTAGTCCCCTTAACTGAGACAGTACCATTCTCTGCGCGATAAACACCAACACGACGATACTTGGTATTGTAAAACCACACTTCACTAGAACCAATTATACCTGTTGGGCTAACAGATTTCAAATTTAATTCTGCAAACTCTCGCATGAACTTCATTTTAGCAG